GGAAATATAAGTCAGAAGGGGGAGTAAGGTATACTGTTTAGTATATTCAAAGGGAATTCCCATGAAAAAAGCACCAAAACACATCATCAACTACATTCGAGAACCTGAGACTTGGGACGCGACAGCTTTTGAGACTCAGATTCGTAATGAGGTTGAGGGGTCTACTGGAGCCTTGACCGCAAGTGATGAAACCTTGGTTGGCATGTTGGTTATGACCATGCAAAGCCTGATTGATGCCGAACGTATCATCCAGACTCAAGGCATGATTGAGCATTACAACTCTGGTCCAGCTACATCCCCTTATTACAAGATACGAACCGAATGTCTCGATAAAGCAATCAAGATACTGGCAGAGCTTGCGCTTGTTGCCCGTGGTCGCCCTAAGAAGACTTCAACACCTACTGCTATAGATGAGTTATTCAACACTGCTTGAACCAGCGTTTAAGTACGCTACTGCCGTTGTTCGTGGTGATCTACTTGCGTGCGAAGACGTAAAGATTGCTTGCCAGCGATTCCTTGATATGGTCGAGCGCAAAGATGCGCCCTATGAGTTCGTCCCTGAAAAGGCAGAACACATCCTGAAGTTTGCCAAGTTCTGCCGCCATGTCAAAGGTCCAGACGCAGGAAAGACTATTGAGTTTGAGGGCTTTCAGGTCTTATTCTTAATTGCCATCTACGGATTCAGAAACAAGAAAGATCACAGCATTCGTTGGGTAACAGATGTAATCCTGTTTGTTCCCCGAAAGTCTGGAAAGACTACGCTTGCTTCAATCATTGCTTTATATGAATTGCTATTTGGTGAAGCTGGACCCGAGGTGTTTACCTTGGCGACAAACCGTGAACAAGCGTCAATCTGCTTTGATTCATCAAAGGCAATCATGGAGAGCATGGTTCCTGAATTGCAAACTCGCTTTATTCCATTCCGAAGTGAATTAAAAAAGGCGGGGGATTCAACGTCTACATATCGTGCCTTGTCCCGAGAAAACCGTAAGACTGGTGACGGTAAGAACCCTTCGTGCGCCATGATTGACGAAGCGGCTCAGATTACAGAGCGTGGCTCAATTGAGGTTTTGCACTCAGGTATGGCGGCTCGTAAGAATCCTTTAAGGATGTATTTGACGACTGCCAGCTTTACAAAGGAAACCAAGTTCTTTGAGGACTTGAATCACTTTAGGGCGGTATTGCGTGGAGCTGCTGAAGATTCGTTTCATTGGTTTGGATTGTTGTACTCAGTGGACCCCGGTGATGAATGGTCTGACCCTGCCGTATGGGGCAAAGCAAACCCTATGCTTGGAGTCTCTGTTACGACTGAAGCTATTCAGCACATGGCAGACGAAGCCAAAAGCAAGCCAGCTTCACTCAATGAATTTCTTTGTAAGCAACTAAATATTTACGTCAGTTCTAACGCTGCTTGGGTTGATAGAAGGTTTTGGGATGAGTCTGTGTCGGTTATGCCAACTGATAAACCAGAAGCAACTTTTATTGGATTTGACTTGGCTCACAGTCGAGATTTAAATGCGGTGGTGACACTTCACCGATATGCCGAAGAAGACTTGTACGCAAAGTTTAAATTCTTTTTGCCAGAGGAATCTATTGAGTTGATTCCGAACCATTACAAGTCAATCTTTAGTCAGGCGGTGGCATCTGGAATTCTGCACCTTACGCCCGGCAATGTGACCGATTTAAATGAAATTGAATCATATATTCGTAATCAAGCTGAAATATATGAAGTAAAAGAGGTAGGTTTTGACCCGTACAATGCTGCTGCTTTGGTTGCAAACTTGTATTCTTATGGATTGCCGGTTAAAAAAGTTGGTCAAAGTATGGCTGTATTGTCAAATCCATCAAAAACAGCAGAACAGTTAATTCTTAAAAAAGCCATCAAGCATGACGGCAATCCTTTTGTTGGATGGCAATTAGGTAACTGTGAAGTCTATACAGATGTAAACGGTAACGTAAAAGTTAGAAAAAACGAAGCCGATCCTTCAGCAAAGGTGGATGGAATTATTGCAATGATTATGGCTTTGCATTGCCATTTGGATAACGTTTTTGTATCGGATTCTTATGGACTACGAATGTTTTGAGTGATAACATAACCAAAACTAGGAGTTTGAATGGCTTTTCTTGACATTTTTAAACGCAAATCTACAGCGTCTAATGAAAGCAATAATTTGTTTGGGCAAACTGCCCTTGGTAACAATATTGTTTATTCGGGTAGCAATACTCGTCCAACAGTAAACACCCAAGTACTGTATGTAACCACTGCCTCAACAAACTCTGCTGGTCGTCCAGTAGATATGAACTTGTTGACCCGTAACAGTACGGTAATGGCTTGTGTTGGTGCAAAAGCTCGGGCTTTAGCTCAATTGCCAATCAAGGTAATGTCAGAGCAAGAAGATGGCTCATATCTTGATGCGATTAAAGATAAATCAGTTGGCGCTAGAGATAAAAACAAAGCAAAGCAAGTCGCAAAGCTATTGAACAACCCAAACAACTTTCAATCAAAGTATGAATTTTGGTATCAATGGCTGATGTGGCTTGAATTGTCTGGTGAAGCCTTTACGCTTTGGTGGCGGGAAGACCAGAAGAACCCAACACAGACTCCAATTGAAATGTATGTGCTGGATTCAACGCTAATTGCTGTAACGATCAATCCTGCTCGTTATCCGTCATATCGTTTGTCCACTCCTTCTTACGGTTTTAGTAAAGATGAACCATTGATGGCGCATCAAGTGATGCACGTTAAAGAAGCGGCTTGGCAAGGTTCGGCTGGTTTTAACAAAGGTATTTTGGCGGCTGAGTTGGTGACTCTGGACCAAGATATTGATGTGTATGCCAACTACATCATGCTAAACGGTGCAAAGCCATCGGGAATGTTTACCACCGAACAAGTGATTCCAGACGCTAAGTACAAAGAGTTGGCATCAAGGCTAAAAGAGGCTTGGAGTTCAATGGTTGGAAGCCAAAGGACCGACCAATCAAAGCCGGGTCAAGGTATGTTGCTGGACCAAGGCATGAAATACACGCCTTTGGATATGCTTACCCTTCAAGACACTCAAGCGGCTGAGTTGAAAGTCCAAACCATGAAACGCATCTGTGGTTTGTTTGGTGTTCCTCCTGCACTCATTGGTATTGCTGACCAGAAATACAACAATACACAAACTTTGTTGGATGAGTTCTATAAATCAACAATGTACCCAACTATTGTGAACGTGCAAGACAAATTGAAGCAACAATTGTTTAACGGCTACCCTTCACTTTGCATTCAATTTGATACCTCAAACTTTCTTAAAGGTGCTCCACTTGACCAAATGAATTATGTAAAAGCTGGTGTAGAAGCTGGAATTTTGACGCCCAATGAAGCCCGTGAGTATTTGGGTAAACCTCAAATGGAAGGCGGCAATCAATTGAAACAAGATACAAAATCAACCGACCCTATTACTGGTTCTAGCCCACAAGATACTGGTGGAGGCGGTGGAAATCAGCGAAATAAGGCTAACATTGGCAAATAATGTCTTTAATTTTTAAGATTATGGTAGCATCGTTGGTAGCTAATAAACCAATTGTGCCGCCTTCTTTTAAAAGAGGTAGACCGCCAAAAATAATACATGACATTGATTTATCTAAAGTCGATGAGGTAATCCATGACGCAAAACTTGATGATGGTGTGCGAGGCCAAACTGGTTCTCGAAAAAACGGGCAACGCAGAACCAACGGGTAATATTGAAGCCGTTGTTACAACTTGGGGTCCACGAGAAGGCGCTGATGGACGTAAGTTCAACTATCAACCTGAAGCATTCATGCAATGGGCTGAGTCTTTTAGTAAAGCTGGTCGTCCTTTGCCAATGTTTGTTAACCATGAAGCTGATTCCATTCCTGTTGGTGAATGGACCTCCTTTGAGTTTGACGAAAAAGGCATGAAAGCCTGTGGTCGTTTGTATGTAAATACAACTCAAGGTTCTGATTTGCATCAAGTTATGACCGAATCGCCAAATATGTTTGGCGGTGTTTCTGTTGGCGCATACGCTGAAGAATATCAATGGACCAAAGAAGACGGTACACCAATGACCGTTGGTTCTGACAATCCATACGAAGATGGATACTTCCAAATCACTAAAGGTGGTTTGCGTGAAGTGTCTGTTGTGATGTACCCAAATAATCCAATGGCAGAAGTTCAACGGTTGGAATATTTCCGACCTGATGGCACTGCTGATTTAAAAGTTTTGGAACAAGCGCTGCGGGATGCAGGGCTAATCCGAAAAGATGCGGTTGCTGCTGCATCTGTCTTCAAGAAGGTTATTGAAATGCGTGATGCAAAAGATAACCAAATTGAAAATGCAACTCAGCAGAGTGATTCTGATGTGGAAGCAACCAAAGAAGCGGAAATTCTCGCTGCTCTTGAGCAACGTGAACTCCTTAAACTCCTCGACAAACGCCTGAAAGGTTAATCATGTCTCAAGTAATTCTCGAAAAATTGGATGCTATTGAAGCTAAACAAGCTGAAAGCATCGTTGCTGTTGAAGCCAAAATCCCTGCTG